CCCGGTTCGAGTGGGGCATGTCCATGCAGGACTTCGGCATCGCTCACTTTGAGGGCACGGGGGCCTGTGTACTGCAAGGCATCCGCACCCAAGAGAGCCTTCGCCGGTATCGCGTGGTGGCGATTAAGAAGGAAGAAAACTACATAGCTGAGGGGGCCGGGTACACCTACGCCTTCGCCTATCCGATCTATGACTGGACGAGCGAGGACGTGTGGCGTCTGGTGCAGAAGAAGAACGCCGACTACAACCGCACCTATGACATCCTCAATCGGACGAACAAGTTCGAGGACTTCCTACACCAGCGCGTGTGTCCGCCCTTCGGGGAGGAACCGCTTCGGGGCCTGCACGAATACGCGGAGTGCTTCCCTGAAATGTGGGAGAAGATGATCCACCGCGTGCCCGGCGCGGCCACCGCCGCCCGCTACGGGAACACCGAACTCTACCTGAACAAAGACCGGCCCAAGGGCACCAACTGGCGTCAGCACGTGCAGAACGTCCTTGAGACCTACACCGGGGTGAACCGGGGCAAGGTGCAGGAAAACATCAACACAGTGATTAAGCGCCACAAGCGCCTGACCGACAACGCTATCCCACAAGACGAGGCCCACCCGGTGTCCGGGGTGTCGTGGAAGTTCCTTGCACAGATGGCCGTGCGGGGCGACTTCAAGGGCCGGGTTCTGCAAAACATGGCCAAGAACGCCCAAAAGACACAGATCAAGCTGGGCCTGACCTTGGCCGAAGCGACTGAAAAGTATGGGAAGAAGAAATGACCGATAACCTACCCGGCAAGAAGCAAGGTGTCGAAGCCCAACCGCTGAACGAAATCACATGGATGGATCGGCGCAAGCTGAAACCCAACGGCTACAACCCGAACAAGGTCGCCGCCCCTGAAATGGAACTGCTCAAGCTGTCCATCATGGAGGACGGTTGGACCCAGCCCATCGTGATCAACGCGGACATGGAAATCGTGGACGGGTTCCACCGCTGGACCTGCTCCGACGACCCCCGCGTGCACGCCATGACGGACGGGCTGGTGCCGGTGGTAAGGGTCCAGCCCCATGACGGCGAACACCAGATGATGTCCACCATCCGGCACAACCGGGCGCGCGGGACGCACCGCGTGCTGAACATGGCGGAGATTATCCAGCAACTCGTGGATGAAGGGCGAAGCACTGAGGAAATCATGCAACGCCTTGGTATGGAGAAGGAAGAAGTGGTCAGGCTTGCACTGCGCGTGGGCATCCCGCAAAGCCGCCTGATCGAGAACTCGGAGTTCGACAAGGCATGGGTGCCCGAATAACAAAGGCAAAGCGCTTACGTCTCTGGTGGAAGCGCACGTGGCTGGGGTGGATACTGCGAAACTGCCTCGCCTACCCTGTCCTGCGAGCCACGCGCCGGATGGACCCCAACGACCCAGCAACCCATCACTACTTTTATTGAGGATAGGACCATGAACGAACAAAGCCCCATTGCAATGGTAGAGCCGCTTGCCCACGGGCTTATGGCCGACTTCCAAGACACCACCCACCCTTCCACCGTATATGGCATGACCAAGGGGACGCTGCTGATCGACAAGAGCCATATCGGTGACCACGACAGCGCCTATGGCGTCTGCTACGATGGCAAGCTGGAAGTGAACACGGGTGAACGCAAGTTCACAGTCGGACCCGGAGAGTATTTCTCCATCCCGTTCGTCAAGAGCTGTCTGATCGAAGGTGTATCCACCAACGGCAAGGGCGAGGCCAAGGGCCTGATAGTGGTGCGTCTGGGCTACAAATGTCTGTTCAATGTGGGCGGACCCACGGAGCCTTTCGGGCGTCTGAAATACATTGATGGGTGCAGCGACACGCTGTTGATCGGACCCCCGCTCAAAGGCGACCCATGCCTGAACTACCTGCGCTTCCCCAAGGGCATCAATCAGACGGCACACACCCACCCCACGATCCGGGCCGGGGTGATCTTGGCGGGCAAGGGTATCTGCAAGACGGCGCACGGGGATAAAGACCTTGTGCCGGGTAGCGCGTTCATCCTATACCCGGACGCTATCCACGCATTCAGCACCGAGGGGACCGAGGGCATGTCCTTGTCCGTGTTCCACCCGGATACAGACACAGGACCTTCACATGAGGACCACCCAATGCTGAACCGCACAATAGTGGACGGGGTTTCGGCGGCGCAACTGGACGACATCCGCACCAAAGACCTTGAAACCTGAATACTGAAACTCAGGGGGCCGCGTGCCCCCCAAACCCGTGAGGCTAAGATGGCTGTCACAATCAATGGAGGGCAGAAGCCCCCCAACCGTAGCACCAAGAACCCGCACCATACGGAAATGAACCCCGCCAAGTTCGAGGTTTATGGCCGCTTGAACTTGGGCACGGGCGACATCGCACAGCTTGAGGGCTGCACCCGCGCGGCGGTCGGGCAGTATATGCGGCAACCCCACCTTCGCACGGCCTATGACAAGGGGCGCTCAGAGTGCCTTGTCGCAATCCGACAGAAGCAAGTGGCCATGGCGCTGGCGGGCGACACCAAGATGCTGATCTATGCGGGATACCACTTCGCCAAGCAACGCGAGAACGACCCCTCTGGCATCGTGGACACCTACGAGCCGGGCCAACACTCCTTCGACGGCAAGTTCCGAAGCCGCCTTGAGCAACTGAAAGACACCTTCGCTGGCGATGCGGAGGACGCGGAAGAAGCGTGAGTGCGGAGTTGGATCAACACCTTGCCGAACTAGAGGACATACTGTTCGAAAAGTATGAGAAGCCCGAGGTCATAGAGGCAGGCCAAGACGTGGCGGACCCCCGCCGCCGGGGGCAGTTCTACATCGCGGTGATTGAGGACTTGGAGGCGCGGCAAGCCGCCATGCGGAAATACCGCGAACCCCCGGTCAGCCCCGAAGTGTTCTTCACGGACCCTTACTTCATGGGCGACACCGTGAAGCTGTGGCCCAAGCTGAAAATCGAAATCATCAAGGCTTGCTCCGGCAACTATGTGGAAGCGGTGCTGACCGGGGCCATCGGCACGGGCAAGACTACCGCCGCCCTCTGCATCATGGCCTATTATCTCTACCTAGTGATGAACTTGCGTTCACCGCACGACGAGTTCGATTTGGACCAGAACTCAGAGATTGCATTCGTGATGCAGTCGGTTACCGGCGGCACGGCCTACACCGTGGATTATATGCGCTTTCGGAGGATGCTTGAGAACTCGCCATGGTTCCAGATCAACGCCCCGCACGACGCCGAGAAGAAGGCCACCATCCAGTTCAAGAACAGCACCGTGTTCGTGCAACCCCTGCCCGGCACCGAGACCGCCGCCATCGGTGAGAACGTGTTCGGGGGCCTGATTGACGAGGTGAACCACATGAAGGTGGTCCAGCAATCGGCCAAGCGTCAGAGGGGTGAGGCCCACGACCAGATGCTGGAAAACTACCGGGCCATCAGCCGCCGCCGGGAGAGCCGCTTCCAGCGTATCGGCAAGGTGCCGGGGATGCTGTGCCTCGTCGGCTCTGCCAACTATGCCGGGCAGTTCACCGACCGCAAGACCAAGGAACGCGACCGCCAGCTTGAGCGCGACGGGGACACCACGATCTATGTCTACGACAAGCGCCCGTGGGAGGTTCAGCCTGACGACCGCTTTTCCCCTGAACGCTTCCGGGTGTTCCTTGGCGACGGCACCCGCCGCCCTCGCGTCATGCCTGACCACGAGAAGGTCCACCCCGGAGACGCCCCGTTCATCATGGAAGTGCCGGTGGACTATCGGAACGCCTTTGACAGCGACCTGCCCGGCGCGGTGAAGGACATCGCTGGCGTGGCCCTGCACGGGTTCTCGAACTTCATCCCCAACTTCGCCGCCATCAAGGCCGCGTTCGGCAAGCGTCAGAACATTTTCAATCCAGACTGGTGCGACTTCGCCACCCAAGGGGCGCGCATCATCAAGCACGGCATCACGGACCCGGACGTGGACCGCTACCTGCACGTGGACCTCGCCCTGTCCATGGACAACGCGGCGGTCACCATGGCGCACTGCCCCGGCTTCAAGGTCATAGACCGGGGCGGCGGGATGAAGGACACCCTGCCCCGCATCCGCGTGGACGGGATGCTCAGTATCCGGCCCACCGGAGGAAGCCAAATCCCGATCCACAAGATCAAGAAGCTGGTGTTCGTCCTGCGAGACATGGGCTACAAAATCAAATGGGTGTCCTTGGACGGCTTTCAATCCGCCGACTTCATTCAGACCATGCGCCGGAGCCAGATCACGTCTGGCATCCTGTCACTGGACCGCACGCCTGAACCCTACATGCTCACCAAGCAACTGATCCTTGACGGGCTGGTGGAGGGGCCGGATAGCGAACTGGCGTGCACCGAATTGAAAGACCTCGTTTGGATTTCACAGAAGCAAAAGGTGGATCACCCGACCGAGAGTTCCAAGGACTTGGCCGACACAATAGCGGGGTGCTGCTACGGGCTGGCGACCAAGCGCGCGGTCTGGGTCAAGTGGGGGGTGGACCCTCGGCAATCCAGCTTGATGCTGAAACAGGGGAAAGACGAATGACACGGAAACTGGCGGTGGTCACCACCTTCTCAGCGGCGGGCTTCGATCAATACGCACACCGCATGATCGACACATGGCTCAAGCACTGGCCTTCGGACGTGACGCTGTTCGTCTACCCTGACCAGCCGGTGCCCCTACCCGAACGCCCCAACCTCCGCGTCATGGCAGGGGCGCAACCCCAGAAGGCCAAGTTCATCAAGCGATGGAAGGACAAGCCGGAGTGCACGGGCACGCCGGGGGGCAAGCCCTATGACTACCGCTTCGATGCCATCAAGTTCTGCCACAAGCCGTTCTGTCTCTGGGACTTCGCAACGCGCAACGACCATCTGCCCCAACCCTATGAGGGCGTGATCTGGCTCGACGCCGATACCATCACCCACCGCAAGGTGGATCAGCGCGCCCTTCTCGAAATCGCCCCGCCTCAGTTCGACATGCAGTCCCTCGGACGGTCCTACAAATACACCGAGTGCGGTTACCTATGGTTCTGTCTAAGGCCGGAGAGCAAGGGCCGCGCGGTGCTGGAAGAATGGGTCAGGCTCTACACCAGCGGGGACTTCCGAAAACAGCGAGAGTGGCACGACAGCTACCTGTTCGACATGGCGCGGCCCAAGGTGGCCGGGGGCCGGATGAACAACCTGACAGGGCACATCCCGCGCCGGTCCGGGGGAGGCCATCCGTTTGTCAACTGCTTCCTTGGGGAGTATATGGATCATCACAAGGGGCCGCGAAAGATCACCGGCAAGCCCCGCAAGAACGACCTTTTCGCTGACCACGCCGCCCCCTACTGGAAGGACCACCCCCATGCAAAAACCAAGTGAACTCGCCCCCATAGAAGGCCCCAAGCCCAAGCGTGCGCCGCGCTGGCGCGAACTGTCCGACGAGGAACAGTGGGATCAGATTTACAAGGGTCGGCAACAGAAAGAGGCTGTCCGGGTGAAGAACCCCGCTCAAGCCGCCGCGCTGGCTCTGCCCTCCTACTGCCTCCACATGGCGATTGACGACTGTCACCAGACCTTTCAGGCCACCATCCGGGGGGACGTGCACACCGCGATCCTGACCAGCATGGCCCGCGTCTCTGCCATGCTACCCGAGCGCAAGCGTGAGACCATGCTGAACCGTATGCACGCCGCCTATGGCAAGATCAAAAGCGCCGGGTTCTACCTGAACAACCGGGAGTTCCTGTATGTCAACGCCTGCGCTCTGGTGAAGCTGGTGGACGACTACCGCTTCCCCCCGGACGCGCCCGTGGTGCCCGCCGCCATCCTGCTCAAAGAGGACGCGGAGACGGATGAGGTCGGGGACTGGAACCTTGACGTGAAGCACGCCGTCCGCATGACCGGCCTGTGCTATGACCAATATCTGGCCACCGAACTGTATCGCTATCCCGAGAGCAAAATAGACGGTTGACAAACGGGGCGCGGGTTGGGAGTATCCCCAAGACCACAACCTTGGAGACCACCCCGATGCCTAGCTATTTTGCCAACACCGGCGCGAACGCTCAACCTGACAACGCCCTCCATGGCGGCAAAGGTGCTGGCCTTCTGGGCATGGCACAAGCGGGCCTCCCGGTGCCCGAGGCGCTGATCCTGACCACTGAGTGCTGGAAAACCTACCGTGAGACCAGCGTGCTTCCGGTGGCCGTGGATCAAGCAATCATGGCCCACCTTGACGCCTACCCGGACAGCATGTTCAGCGTGCGCTCCGGTGCCCCTATCTCCATGCCCGGCATGATGGACACCGTTCTGAACGTGGGCGTCACCCCCGAACTTGACGATATGTTCCCCGGCGCTACCCGGCGCTACGTCACGTCATGGCTGGGCATCGTGCACGGCGTCCCGAAGGACCGCACCGCCGAACTGTGCGATCTGGTGAACGCACGTTCACAAGGTCACTCCGGCAAGTTCCGCAAGCTGCTCACCGGCGTGGTTCAGGCCAGCGAACAGGTGGCCATTCCGCAGAGCCGCTTTGATCAGGTGGCCGCGTGTGTCAAGGCGGTGTTCGATAGCTGGGACACACCCCGCGCCGTGGCCTATCGCAAGATGCACAATATCGACGGAGACATGGGAACCGGATGCGTGATCCAGCGCATGGTCATGGGCACGGCGGGGGGCTTCTCCGGCTCCGGCGTCATGTTCAGCCGCGACCCGGCCACCGGCGAGGCCAAGATGCGCGGCGAGTTCGCGGTGCAGGCGCAAGGCGAGGAAGTGGTTTCCGGCGAAATCACCCCGGACCCGATCAGCGAACTGCCCCTGAACGTGCAAGACGAACTGGCGCAACTCTGCTCCAAGCTGGAAGGCACCTACGGCGATGTTCAGGACATCGAGTTCACCTACGAAAAGGGCGAACTATACGTGCTGCAAACCCGCACGGCGAAGATGAGCGCCCGCGCCCGCATCGTCACGGCCTGCGCTCTTGCCAAGGAACTGCATCAGGGATTGCCGGTGTCTCAACTGGCCTACCTGAAAGAGCGCGTGACGCGGGGCATGATCGCCAAGTGTCAGGTGCCGGTGGTTCACACTGAGCAGGCCCCGATCAGCACCGGGCTGGCGGCATCGCCCGGCGCGGTATCCGGCAAGGTGGTGTTCCGGGCCACCCCGCTCCACAAGGTGGACAAGGACTGCATTCTGGTGGCCGTGGACACGCAACCCGAGGACTTCCCCATCATGGCCAAGGCCGGGGCAATCTGGACCGCCGCCGGGGGCTTCACGTGCCACTCCGCCGTGGTAGCCCGTGGCATCGGGGTTCCCGCCGTGGTGGGATGCGGTGGCATGGCCCCGGCCATCCACCAGAAAGGGTTCGAGGTTTCCGGCCTTGCCGCCTTGATCAAGGAAGGCATGACCGTCACGCTGGACGGCACGTCCGGGCAGGTATGGCTTGGGGAGTGCAAGGTCGAGCAGGCCGCGCCCCCGCGCGAGATTTACAGCCTCCTGCACGAGATTGTCCAAGGTCAAGGCGTGGACGTTCCGGCGGAGACCTACTATCGGGATTGCGGGCTTGGCGAGCATGTCGTCCTGCCCTTGAACCCCATGGACTTGCCCGGCGTCGAGCGCCAGCTTGCCCGCGCCGAGCGCCTTATGCTCAAGGGCAAGACGGTGGCGCTGGCCTTTGAACTGGAAGGCTTGGGGGAGGATATGTTCTCCCCGACACCCGCCAGCCTGTTCGGTTCCTTGGCGGAACACTACGGCCCGGACATGGAAGATATGACGGTCCTCTATGGCGTGCCGAAGGAAATGCACGAGGCAGTCGCCACCGGCCTGAAAGTGAAAATGAACACCAGCAAGATCAGCGTGCTGGACTTGCTTGACCTGCTGGGGGACTGAGGCGATGCTGCACCATGTTTGTAATAACCGCATACGAGGGCCAAAGCATCAAGGTGGGCGACCGCTTGCTGACGGTCGGCACGCTACGAGCGCCCGGCGTGGTGCAGGTTTCGGTGGATCAGGAACCCGAGCCTTTCGTCGTGAGTGCCGACCGCAAGGTAGAAGTGTTCCCGAACGTGTTCGTTTCCATGGAGCGGAACAAGGTAATGTCCAACCGGGTGAAGTTCCTGTTCGACGCGCCGCGTGCGGTGCGCATCCGGGAACAGCCCTATGACCCTTCCTCATGAGATAACGGTCAGCCGCAACGCCATCCTGCAAGGCCGGTCCTGTGGCCTATATGGTGACACCGAGGCCCGCGTCCGGGGGCTGGCCATCAATGCCATGCCGATACAGCACCCGGCGGGCAATCGAGCCTATGGCCCCTTCGTGCTTCATATCCGGGGCGGACAGGTGGTGTCTGTGGTCATGGTGGGTCCACGCCCCACGGACACCAGACCCGTCACTGAGTGCCGTCTCTGTGGCGGCATGATGGTGCGCCGCATACAGGCCACCATCGACGGGCACCGGGGCACCTGCTCCCGCCCCTGCCCCCGAGCCTTTGATCCTACGCAACCCCTATGTGACACCACGACTGATCGGAGAGACTGACATGACTACCAAGACCCTCCCCATCTTCCTGCCCGGCGACCAGATCGCCTACATCATGGCCGGGCCTACCCGCGAACTTCCCGACGACCGGCTTCTGGTCCGGTGCGCGGAGGAAATCCCGGCGGACCCCAGCCGGGTGGCCGTGGACATCGGGACCAAGGACTTCCAGCCCTTCGACCCGGACAAGCTGACGGCGGGACTGCCGACTATCATCCGGCTGCTGAAAGAGGATTATCGGCTTTACGTGGGCTGCATGGGCGGCACCGGGCGGACGGGAACCCTGCTCGCCATCCTTGCCGGGCAACACCCCGGCATGAACGGCCCGGACGCCATCAAGTATATCCGGGCCATCTACAAGTCGGGCGCGGTCGAGACCGCCGAACAGAAAGAGCAAGTGGCCGAGTTCTCCATGACCGAGGAAGTGCGCAACCTAGTGGAAACGGGCCTGCATCTGGACCCGGTGCCCGAGCGCCCCGGCTTCATGGAGCGCATCGGCATGGGCTGGCTCAAGCGCCTGTTGAAAGCCGGTTGACAAACGCGGGGCAGGCGTGTAGTCTGCCCCTATCACCGCCTTAACCTTGGAGACACCCATGCCTACCCTAGACTATTTCAAGACCCACCCCTTGCGCGTTGCAAAGAACCAGCGGGCCTTGCCCATCAAGGATGTGCGCCACGCTGAGACCACCAGCATTCATCCCGACGACATGCACCCCACGATGGGCGCGTTCATCCACTATGGCGGCGTCGAACTGGCGGACATGCTCACCATCACGGCCCCTACCCTGACCCCGGAGAAGCTGGCTCACCTGTCGTCGCTCTGGTATCAATCGTGCGGCGTGGTCTGCAAGCAACTGATCTTCTACACGTGGCAGATCATCACTAAGGAATTGCGCCATGGGTCCAGCACCATGACGAACAAGGCGTTCGCTGGCACCAACATCGACCCCGAGATACTGGCGGCGGTCAAGGCCATCACCAGCGGCGGGTCATACATGAAGCACGTGGACAACATCGGACACAAGCCGGTCGGGGCCTATGTGGACGCGGTGGAACGCCACTATCGACACGGCGGCTGGTATGGCGCGTTCGGCGGCAAGAAGTGGGCCGACATCGCTCTGGTGATCAAGCAATACATCGACGGAGACACCAGCGCGATGCTCGCGGCGGACCGGGCGTGGACCCTTGTGCACAATACCGGGCCGATCTTTAACAAGGGCTTTTATTTCAAATATCACGACAGCAATCTTGCGAACACCCTGAACGCGCAAGCCAAGTCCAGCGTGTTTGACTTGGCCACTACGATCTACTCGGACAGCGACTATCAGCACCCGGTCCTGCCCATCTTCGTGGAGTTTGTCTCCGAGGCCGTGGCCGCAATCCAGACCGTGAACCCGGACTACAAGCCGGGCGCGGGCGGGGGCGTGACCAGTGACGGGCAGAAGGGTCTGGCTTCGGCGGTGAAGGGGTCCAAGAAGGGCGGCGTCACCAGCAAGAAGCTGGGGCCTATCACATTCACCACCAGCACACAGAGGGCAGAGACATGACCACGAAACGAACCCAAGACGGACGCCGCAAGAGCGGCACAATGCACGGCAACGGGGCCATCACCATTGACGGAGGATACTACGACATGGGCGGATACGGAGAACCCAGACAGCGTTCGTTCAACTCCGGCGCGTGCCACATGGACCACCCCGCCCTGTCGCTTGGCGGAGGCACCCTCTTGGGCGGCAACTGCCGGGACCACCAGCGGCACGAGAACGTCCACGTCTACGTCGCGCTGGACGGCTCCATGAAGCATCCCTACTTCGAGGAAGGCACGGACTTCCACACCACCCCCGTGTCAATCTTCTACCCTATCGAAAACATGCGCATCCCGGCCAACCCGGAGAAGTTCAAGTCCCTGATCACCTACATCACCGGGGCGCTGTCAGATGGCTGCACGGTGCACGTGGGCTGCATCGGGGGGCATGGGCGCACGGGGATGGTTCTTGCCGCTGTCGTGGCCGCTCTGGGCGTCTCTGACGATGCCATCGGGTGGACGCGGGAGCATTACTGCAAGAAGGCGGTCGAGAACAAGGCACAGGAGGGTTTCCTTGTGACGCACTTCGGGTGCAAGATGCCGCCTGACAAATACGCGAGCAAAGCGGTTGATAAACGCGGCGCGGGCTTTTAGTCTGGCAGGACACCAACCTTGGAGACCCTGATATGCCCGTGAAATTCAGCCCGGCCTTTACCGACAACCCCGGCCCTCTTATCAAACTACAAAATCAGGTGAGGGCCGCGCTGTCCTTGCCCGAGGATACCAAGGTCTTTGTCTCCATGACGGAGACCTACATACGCCACAAGGACATCGAGTGCACCATCCCGGTGGGCATCCCCGGCATCAAGAAGGGGTTCAAGTTCGACACCACCCGTGACGCCATCATCGAACTGTTCGCGGGCGTGGTGACGGCCACCACCCAAGGCGAGAAGTATGTAGCGCAAGCGGGGGGCATGAAGGAGGTCAAGGCGCTGGCTCCGGCCCCGGTGGCACCCTATGACGACATGCAGGATGAGGAATGGGTGCAGGCGGTGGCTCAGAAGCTATTCCCCGGCGTGCTGCACCTGCACCAGTCCGACGCCATGCACCAGCCGGTTCTTGGCACGGGGAGCGGTTCGATCTACAAGACCTGCTTCATCGGGCCGGAACTCAAGGTGGCCGCGCGCATCAAGGGCAATCAGGTTTCCTTCCGGGTAACCACGAACACGAACGTGGCACCCCAAGGCCAAGCGTTGGCGATATTCGAGCGGCTGGGGGTGGTGAACAAGTATGACGACCGCCTGACTTGCCACGCTCATATGAGCGGGCCATACAGTAGCGAGACCGCCGGAGAATACCGCGCCCTGTTCGGGGCCTTCTATGCGGCGCTGCGTCCTTGGATCACATCCGGGTTCCCGGCCATAGGCAAGCTGACCGAGGGGGTCAAATGAAGGGACGACCATGCGGCTGATCATAAGCGAAGCTGACGAACTTGATGTCCAGAGCGCCCTCTCGCACCTGAAAGTGCAAGAGGGCGTCAGCGTCAAGATCAACCCGCAATGGCTACAGCCTGACCCGGACGAACCGCTCTGGATTGCGTGCGGTGGCCCGGCGGTCAAGATGGTGCAGGCGGCGGGGTGGATACCGAAGAAGGGCGGCGTCGAGGCCAACCGGGGCAAGCTGTTTCAGAACATCCAACCGGACGGCTGGTCCAGCCCCCTCAGTCTGGGCATCACCTACGCCCCGCAAGTGAGGAATATAGAGATTGCCGATTGGGTCAAGTTAGAGACGGACCTTGGCATCTACCGGCGGTTCGAGAAAACCGGCTCCATGGACGCCATTCTGGGCAACTATCAATACGTGCCCGACCTGTCCGGGGTCATTGCCTACCTGAAAGCAAAGCACGCCCTGACGGGCCTTCCTGTGGAGTTGTCGCTGGACACCGAGACGGAAGGGCTGGACCCCTACAACCCGGCGAAGCAGATCGTGTGTCTGCAAGCGACGGCCAAGCCCGGCATCACGGATGTGATCTACACGCTGGGGATGTCGTGGGCACATATTCAGAAGCACCTGCTGCCTCAACTTGAGTGGATAGCGGCGCAACCGTGGATCAGGCTGGTGGGCGCGAACTTCAAGTATGACATGGGCTGGGTCCGGGAGAAGTGGGGCATCGACCTGTGCCCGCGCTTTGCCTTTGACACGTGCAACGGCGGATCGCTGGTGGACGAAAATCGACCTAACACGCTGGAATTGCACACCAAGATATACGCCCCTGACTTGGGGGGCTACGACACCCTGTTCAACGCCTCCCATGACAAGAGCAAGATGGGGGAAGTCCCCAAGGCGGACCTACTACCCTACGCCGGGGGTGACACCGATGCGTGTCTGAGGAACTACGGAGAAATCCGCAAGGAACTCCTGTCCGACAACCTCACCAAGAACGGCAAGCCTGCCAAGAACAGCTTGGCCTCGGTCTACCTGAACATCGTGCACCCCACGCTCAAGGCGCTGCACAAGATGGAGCGGACAGGCGTATGCGTGGACACGGACAAGTTCCATGCGTTCGGCGCGGACCTTGAAGGCCGGATGATAGAGGCCACCAAGAAGGCGGTGAACACCCTGCCAAAGTGGGTGCTGGACAAGGCCGGGGGTCTTGACGAACACGGCGGCGCTCCCCTGTCCAAGCCCAAGATGATCGCGGACTTCCTGTTCTCCCCCCAAGGGCTGAACCTCAAGCCGGTCATGACCACGGAAAAGACGGGGGCACCCTCCACGTCAGAACAGCACCTTGCGCACTTCAAGGACCACCCGGACGCCGGGCCGCTGATCGAACATTATCTGGACTACAAGTCCACGTCCAAGATGCACGGCACCTATTACAAGGGCTTCCTCAATCACCTGCGAGCGGACAACCGCTGGCACGCCTCCTACATCATCCACAAGCAAGGCTCCGGTAAGAACAACGAGCAGGAGGCGGCGGGCACGGTCTGTGTCACGGCTGACACGCTGTTCACTACAACAAAGGGGGTTATACCCTATACAGCCCTTAAAAAGGGGGATGAAGTCCTTACGCATCTGGGCAAGACGAAACCCATAACCGATCTTATAGACAATGGCACACGCTCCGTTGTCAGGGTATCAACTGCGGATGGGAACTCTCTTACCTGCACAGAAAACCATCCCTTTCTAACACAGTCCGGGTGGGTAAACGCTTCGGACCTAGTGATAGAACAGGTTGTGTTCTCTTTGTCTGGGGCCGAAGAATGGCGGAAGGTTCCAGATTGGCCTTTGCAAGTTTCATCGTGGGGCCGGGTAACCTCCCATACTGGAACGATCCTTGCTCAAGCACCTAAAGGGCGGTGGGGACATTTGAAGGTATCCTGTTGCCGGGATAAAAAATGGGTTCGTGGGGAACATTACAAAGACTTCCCTGTGCATAGGCTGGTGGCCTCTGTTTTCGTGGATAACCCGGAGAATTTGCCTCAAGTCAGGCATCTTAATGGGCTGGCATGGGATAACAGGGCGGACAATCTTGTATGGGGGACCGACCAACATAACCGCAACGACATGAAGAACCACGGCACTGGCCGAGGCACCAAGTCAAATCAGAAACTCACAGAACAGCAAATCGGTTTTATAACAAAAGACCCCCGCACTCACACTTCCATAGCAAAAGAGTATGGGGTAACCCGCCGCCTTGTGGGCATGGTGAAGTCTGGTGAGCGTCGTAGTTATCAACCCACTACGCCTCCAAAAGCAACCTTTGCCCCTACCAAGGTTTCGGCTATTGAGGTATTACCACCTCAGCCGACATTTGGTGTCACTGTAAAGGACGCGCACAGTCATGTGACCAACGGGCTTGTGACGCATAACACTGGCAGAGGGTCCGCCACCGCCCCCGCCTTCCAGTGCGTCACGGGCGAGACCGAGATACTGACGCCCCATGGGGTGAGGACAGCGGCGCAACTGATAGACCCGGTGATACCCGACGACGCCTACAACCCCTTCAAGGCTCACGAGGTCACGGTCTGGGGTGGCGAAGGCTGGGAGACCACCACCAACGTGTTCAAGTCGTGGCGCTCTGACCTGCTACGGATACGGACCAAGTGTGGCAATCAAATCACCTGCACCCCGGAACACCCCATCTGGCTTCATATTTTCCAAGGGAGCCAGAGTTTACAATGGGTGCAGGCCAAGGACATAGGGGAGGCGGACCGTATAGCCCTGCCCAAGCCGGTCACCCGCGCCGCGCCGCCGGAGGGCTACCCGTATGAAGCCTTTGAGGCTCTGGGGGTGATAGCGGCCCATGGCTACCTAGCGGCCACCGGCGACACCCTCTACATTGAGACCAAGCCCGAACACAGTGACACCATCATGCAAGCGGCGGCGAAGCTGGGCATCACAGCAAGCCGTGAGCGCGCCGTAGACGGGGCTTCCGTCCGAGACGTGGTGCGAGTGCAGATGGTGCCAGACATGCCCCCACGGGCCGTTCAGTGGCTTCTCTGGATACCTCACCCCTCGGTGCCCATCATCCCCTACGAATTGCGCGGGACAACCGCGTGGCACCCCATCTTGCGCGGCATCCTGAAAGGGGCTGGCGAGTATATGAAAGGGCGGAAAGGCAGGCTAGGGGTGAGGGTCCGTGTGAACGCACGTTCACTGACACAGGTGATGGTCCGGGAAGCCATGTTCGACGGCGTGATCCCGCCTATAACGAGGGGGCGCGTGGACCACTTCGCAGTGGAGTATCTGGGCTACACGGCCACCTATCACCTGACGGCGGCGGGCCTGCCCCTCATGGGCATAGACTATCCACCGGCCTACAGGAAGCCCGTGGAGGGCCTTTCGGTGATAAGTGTGGAGGAAGCCGGGGCCGGGTGGGTTTACGACTTCACCCTGCCCAAGACCCACGCCTTCTCTGCAAACTCCATGAAGGTTCACAATACGGTCCCTAAGCACAGCTATTGGGGCAAGCGCCTTCGGGAGTGCATAGTCGCACCGGACGGGCACGTGATCGTCGCGCGGGACTACAGCCAAGGCGAACTCAAGGTGGCCGCGTGCTGGGCCGGGGAGCAGAAGATGCTACAAGCCTACCTGAACAAGATCGACCTTCACGTGCTGACCGCCGCCACCGTGAACAGCATGACCTACGAGGAAGCCATGCACCTGAAAGGGGTGGATGAGGCGGCTTTCAAGATGCTCCGCCAGAACGGCAAGGCGGGCAACTTCGGCTTGATCTATGGGATGCAGGCATATGGCTTCATGATGTATGCCGAGGCGGTCTATGGGGTGAAGCTGACCCTTGAGCAAGCCGAGGCCATGCGGGACGCTTTCTTTAATCTGTATCCGGGCCTGCCCTACTGGCACGACCGCCAGATCATAGAGGCTCAGACGAACGGCACCGTGCGCTCTCCCCTTGGCCGCTTGCGCCACCTGCCCAACATCAACAGCCCGATCAAGGCGGTGCGCAAGAAGGCTCAGAACCAAGCAATCAACAGCCCCATTCAGGCCACGCTGGTGGACATGATGTGGTGGTCCATGGCTATAATCGAAGAAGAACGCCCGGCCCTTCTGACACCCTGTGGACAAATCCACGACCAAGGGCTGTGGTATGTGCCGGAGGACGAGGTGGACGACGCGCTGCTCTACTCCGGGCAGGTGATGGAGGACTTGCCCTTCGAGAAGTCATTCGGCTGGAAGCCCGAACTCAAGTTCACCACCGATGCGGAGGTAGGCTTGAACCTTGCTGAATTGGCAGAGGTCGCGTAGGATCGCCGCAATCCGAGCAAGGGGCACCGGTATGGCTGACGACAAAACAAAAGAGGGCCGCGTGATCGCCGGTCAAGGCCAGAACATTTTCGCCAATCCTAACGGCGGACGCAATGGCTACGGCGCGCTGATCCTGAACGCACTAACTGGCCTGTCCACCGAAGAACTGGCCAACACGCTGGAAGCGCGTGGGGCCACCAAGGAACACGCGGAGAAGCTGAAAAAGGACATTGCCCTCGGTGGCGAAGTGGACGCCACGCTGCTCGACAGTGAGGACCAGTTCTTCCGGGACTATCTGCGCATTCACGCCGGGCCCTCCCTGCTCGCGCCCCCCATAGCCCCCGAACGCCTTGAGCGGCTGGTGTCCGAGAACAACGCCTTGGAACCCTGCATCGAAGCCATGGTGACCAATATCTCCTGCACCGGCTACACGCTGGTCAACCGGGACAAGACCGAGGCTGATCTGACCGACGAGGACAAGTCAGAGCGCGAAGGCTTGCTGGACTTTCTGAAAGAGGTCTACCCGCGCAAGTCGTTCCAGCGCACACGCAAGGAACTTCGCCGCGACCTGCACCGGACAGGCAACTCCTACATGGTGCTGGAACGCAACGCCCTCGGTGAACTCGCGTTCATTCGCCGCGCCCCCGCCAAGTCGATGCGCCTGATCAAGCTGGACGAACCCACCGAAGTAACGGTCAAGATGCGCCGGGCCGGTAAGGACGTGGAACTGACCACCCTCCGCGCCGAGCGCCGTTACGTCCAGAAGATCGGAACCAAGCTGGTCTACTACAAGGAATATGGCTCGCAGCGCGACCTAAACCGGGTGACCGGGGAGTGGGCACCGGACGGCCAAACCCTGCCCGCCAACAAGCGCGCCCATGAAGTGATCCATGACAAGGATATTGAGGACGTGAAGTCGCCCTACGGGATGCCGCGATGGATCACGCAGCTTCCGTCCGTGCTGGGGAGCCGGATGGCTGAGGAACACAACCTCGCCTATTTCCAGAGTGGCGGCGTCCCTCCGGTGATGGTGTTCATCACGGGCGGCATGGTATCGGAGCCGGTGGCCAAGGCGATCAATGACTATCTGACGGGCGGCTCCAAGACGAAACAGCGCGGCGTGGCCGTGGAGGTTCCGTCATCTGGCAACCTTGAGAATGAGCGCCCCGCCAGCGTGACCGTGGAGCGGTTCGGATCACAGGAGGCCGACAGCACGTTCGAGGTCTATGACGAGAAGAACGAACAGCGCGTCCGCCGGTCCTTCCGCCTGCCGGGCATCTTTCTGGGCATGGCCGACAGCTACAACTTCGCGTGCTATGATGCCGAAACGGAGGCCCTTACCGATCAGGGGTGGATCACTCACGATCAATTCAAGCCCGGTATGAAGGTGGCCTGTTACAACCCGAAAGCCAAGGCTTTGGAATACCATGAGCCGGATCATGGGGTGCAGGTCTATGACGTTACTGACGTCCCTATGTACCACTTCAAAAGCACCCTAATGGACATCATGGTGACGCCTAAGCACCGGATGCATTATGAAACACAGTATGGGGATGTCTGCACGGAACCTGTGGAGACTATGCTGGCAACCTGTTCACGTCCTTCTTTTGTGCGGCGTATCCCGGAATACAAGGTAGGGGTGGCACATAGCACATTCACGTTCACGTTCCCACATGTTCCCGCACCTATAGCTGGAAGGGGGTCTACGGCCTTGCAAGAGGACTACCCTCCTACACTTGACACTACTGACCTGTATGAACTGGCGGGCTGGATAATTTCCGAAGGGCATGTTCTCAAACAAGGCGGGGCGATCAGTTTGACGCAGCACGTTGACCGGGGCTGGTCTTCTATCAAGGCCCTTCTTTTGCGGCTTGAAGCTAAGGATGTAACTGTGTGGTGGCCCAAGACCGAAGAAGGGGTGGTGACAGCCTATGTCTACGACTGGTCAATCTACAGTTGGTTCAAAGACAAAATGGGCATGGTCGGGTGGCAAAAGCGTATACCGCGCTCCCTTTTGGCGTCATCTCGTGGGTGTTTGCGTATCCTATTCGATGCGCTCATGGCGGGCGACGGAAGTTGGGATACGCGGGAAGGCCGCACTTCTGGGTCTTACTACACCACGTCAAAAAGCCTTGCCGACGATGTGCAGGAATTGGCTCTTAAACTGGGGTATCATACTCGCGTGGCGGATGCTACGCCGGGAACTATGGGGGTGCGTCCGGGCTATCGGGTTTTCATCGGTATGGGTGGTTCGCGTGGCGCAGAAGGCCGCACTCAAACCGCACGCGGACATGAGCGAGTGGACTACACCGGAGAGGTCTGGTGTTTCACTGTCCCTACTGGCGTGTTCGTAACCCGGCGAAACGGGCATGTGGCTGTTCAAGGCAACACCGCTCACGCCTCCTACGTGGTGGCCGAGGCTCAGGTGTTCGCCCCCGAGCGCGAGGAAGAAGATGAACGCATGAACATGACGATCATGCGGGAAATCGACCCGTCCAACCTGTGGGAACTGGCCTCCAAGCCCCTATCCGTCCAAGACGTGAACCTACAACTCCGTGCCCTGCAAATGCTGTCCACCATGCGAGGCGTGGGCATTGCCGATCTGGTAAAGGACATCAGCCGCATCGCTGATCTGGAAGTGGAAGTCTCCGAGGACTTTGAGGAAGATGTGATCGGGGGCACCGTGGCCGGGCAAGAGGGTGCAACCCCCGGCCAACCCCCTACCAACCCCCCGGCCAACGCTGACGCGGCCCCTCAAGGCGATACAGAGCAACAGGCGGCACCCAACCCCCCGGAGGCGGTGAACAACCGCGTGGCGCTCATGGCCGCGCGCATCGCCCGGTCCGTGCGGGAATATGACGATCTGAGCGATGCCGAGAGCCTGCGCACTCTGATGGCCTTGCGGACGGAATACGATGATCTGTCCTTGGATGAGCAGGAGCGTGTCAACAAGGCGCTCGCCCCTGTCCTCTACAACTCCACCTTCCTGACTGATGCGGCCATGGCGGACGTGGCGGCGGGCTATGCAATGGCGGCGTTCCAAGCCGCGCAACGGGAGACAGACCATGCTTTACATTGACAATAACCCCCTGCCCGGCGCGGGCCGTTCCAAGCGGTGGCGCGTGTTCGCAGATGGCACGATTGAACTTCGGGATGCCCTGCGCCGGGCCGGGTCCAGCCCCCACCTTCACGCCCCCGGCAAGCCCGGCGAACATGCCGTGGTTACCACCGCCGTGAAGAACAAACTGAAAGCCGACGAGGTTCCGGGCCGAACCATAGTCAAGCTGATCCGGCGCAAGAACCGGGGCCTGCCCCCGCCGACCAAGGTCGAAGAAATCCCGGAGGATGGGCACGCCTCTGATTGCGCCACCCCGGCTACACCCCCTGACTACTGGCACGATGAACACGGCTGGGACGAAAAAGGCTGACATGCGCCCCATCAAACCCAAGGACATGAGCGAGGGGGTCCGGACCCTAACCGATGATCTAAGCGCATCCGTCACCCGGTCCGCCATGCGCGTGATAGGCCCCAAGGTACGGGCTATCGCTGAGGACATCAAGGCCGGGCGCTTTCAGGATGCGCGCGACGGCGTGCGGGAACTGGACTTCACCGCCGCGCTGGCCAAGACTGACAAGACCATGCGCAAGTTCACCCGGTCCACCATGCTCTTGGGCGCTGGCGCGGTAGACAAGCCCCAGACAAGCGTTCTGGCCAACGGAGCGCCCTACCCATGGGAAACCGATGAAGGCGCTGTCCGCCTGCTACAGCGCATGTCCGCCCACGTTCTCACCCGCGATACCAGAAGGAAGCTAGATGAACGCATCACTGCTGCATCCCGGTTTCAGAAAGCCGATCCCATCGATCCCGACAAGCTGGCCAACGACATCAACCGCTACCTTCGCGGAGAGATTGTTCGGGTGGTGGATACCTCTGCCAATGTCGTGGGAACTCGTGTTGCTGCTTACGGAATGTATTATGAGGCACGGGCGCGCGGCATCGCACGCTACCGGATTGATGCAATCGTGGACAGCCGAACCACGGACATATGCCGTGAAATGGACGGACGCGAGTTCTCGGTCGAGGAAGCCTATACGAAAACCGGGACTATCCTATCGACCTCGGAGCCTGCCCAAATAAAGACACTTGCACCCTTCCCCGAACTGGACGACATCGCCGGGCTGTCAAACGAGGAACTGCAAGCGCGGGGCCATGACACCCCGCCGTTCCACTTCCTGTGCCGAACCGTGGTCACGCTGATCAGCACCGAGAAGGAATACGACCCGGTGGACTGGTCCAACTTCCCGGAGACAATCCGGGACGTGGGGCGGCACCAGCGGGCGGTAGAGCCTCAGTATGACCGGGAGGCCGAAACCATCTGGCAAGCGGCGGCGAGCGACCTGTTCCAACTGGCGCTCAAGTCCGACCCTGAGACCACGGCGAAGGCTATCTATTATGCGTCGATCTACACGGGCAACCTGTTCAACGAACTGAACCGGCGTCTGCGAAAGAACCAACCGCTATACAACCTGTATGAGACGCCCTCCCTGCCCAAGCCTTCGGCCAAAGACCTGACCAAGCCCTCGCTGCACGGCACCGATGAACTCTATATGTTAGAGGCCACGCAAACGCTTGACGCCTTGCTGGACCGCTCCCGCGCCCCGGACGTGACCTACGTGTATCGGGGCGTGAAGGCGGCTGAGGCTGACCGCATGGACGTGGGCAAGGTGTTCCAAGACGATGCGTTCGTGTCCACGTCCCTACGCCCGGAAGTGGCGGCGGACTTCGCGGGCACCGGCAAGACTGTGATGCAGGTGCAGGTGGGCACCGGGCAGAAAATCCTGCCCATCTACCAAGCCTCTCTGATCCCTGCCGAGGGCGAAATGCTCCTGCCCCGTGGCTCGCAGTTCCGCGTGATCGGTAGGTCGAAACAAACCATAGACGGAGAAGAAGTCACGGTGATCCGGGTGGTCATGCAAGAGGAACAAGGCGAGGTTCTGGAAGGCGTGGACGTGGGCTACGAGGTTCTGGACGACCCGGAAAGTGTGATAAAGGTGGAGCCGGGGCACGAGGACAAATTCGTGTATTCTCTGGACGACCTGACCGAAGCCCGTATGAGTTGACAAACCCCGCCGGGGCAGTAATCTAGGGCGACCCTACCACACCCGGAGACCTCCATGTTCAAGAAGATCGACACCGACCAAGCCCTGATAGTCCAAGGCGGAGTGTTCAAGCCCGTGGACGTGTTCGAGGGGCCGGATGGGGGCTTATATGTCCAAGCCAAAGGCGGCTACGTTCGCATCTATGAGAAGGGTGCAACCTCCGCCAAGGGCGTGGACATCGCGCGCCTGCACCGAGACGGCGACCTATACCGGGACCAATTCGGGCGCTTGGCCGTGGAGACCGGGAAGGACCGGAAGCACGTCAGGCTGGTGGTCACCGAGGACAAGCCCTTCCTGATCGAGAAAGACTAGGGTTGACAAACTGTTTAAGGGCGGTATTCTAAGCCTGACCACACCTTGGAGACCATCCATGTTCTACATCCCCGGCTACCCGCCCAAGACCACTGAGGCCATGCAGGCCAACGGCCCCCGCATCGCCGCCTTGCGCCACGCCGCATCGGCCCAAGGCATACCTTCCCCAGCCCCCACGCGCCATGATGCCGAGTTTGCCTATGTGTCCTTCAACGGGCCTCGCACGGGCTACCTGTTCCGCATGACCTTGGAACAAGCCGAGGACATCCCCGACATAGGGGCGTGGGTCATTGCCCGCGACGAGGCGCTGGTCGAGCAAGGCTTCCTTGAGACGCCCGGCCCGTGGCGCTACGACTTTGAGCGCGACGACGATGGCGACACCTATATGTATGACCACTACGCGATCCACCGCTCCACCGGACAGCGCATCTATCTGGACGCCGGGTTCTCCATGGCCAATATGTCGAGCGATGAATTCCGTTTGCACGTGATGCTTGGCTTCCCCCGGCGAACGCTGGTGGGTGGAATTGTACGGGGCGAGACCCTGACCAACTATGTGTTCCGAAACTGCAACCCCAAGGCAACAGGAGAGACCGATGGATAAGCACCTTACACCTGACGGGCTGCGAACCCTCCTTTGGTATGATCCGAAGACCGGGAAGCTGTTCTGGAAAACCGGGCGGCGCGCGGGGAAAGGGGACTTTGCCACTCTTGAGGACGCTATAGCTGCCAGAAAACAGGCAGAAGTTGAACACGGGTTTATAGGAGATTGACATGCCCAAGTTACGCAATGCTAATACAGACGTCGGGATGTTCACACAGTATCTTGCGCGCAAATGCTGCATCCACTCGCCGCAAGCCGAACTGGACCTCAAGGGCGACACTCGCCAGAAGGCCCCGCGCTTCGGCAAGTCCGATCTGCACAAGGGGGCCAAGGTCCACATGATGCGTGATGCAGAGGACGGCTCGCAGTTCGTCGCAATCTCCCCCGGTGGCCGCGCCATGCTGGTGACGTGTGAGGAAGTCGATCCCGACACGCTGGACGAAAACGACTTCAAGAAGGTGGGAACATGAGCAACAGCACCCCCAAGCTGGGCGACCGGGTGAAGGACTGTATCAGCGGCTTCGTCGGCATTGTCATATCCCATGCCCAACACCTTACCGGGTGCGACCGCATGTTCCTTGAGCCGGGCGTGGACAAGGACAACAAGACCCACCCCGGCATGTGGGTGGACATTG